CCTTGACATAGCCTTTTCTGACACTGCTCTCAGGGATCCAGACTCGCCCAGCGGCGATGATGTTGGAGACGATGTTCAGGCGTTGGAGCTTGTCAGCCCGTCCGGGGTTGTACGCCCTCACTGGAAGGTGAGCACGCTGTAAGTCTTGGATCAAGGAGATGCCAGCGGACTTGTCCTCCACAAGGATTAGGTCTACGCGCTTCTTGTCCTTGCCCTCACCGTACACCACGTCGTACTCTTCGATCACCTTGGGGCGCAGGTCTGGGTACTGGAGCCTATCCTGCCAGCAGTCAATCACCATGGCGGACATAGCGCCATCCAAGGGCTTGAACACGCCGAAGGTAATAGCGGCGGTCGGATCGTTGACAGTCTTCTCTGATGTTGCGCAGTCGTAGGACTGGATGATGTACTCGAACTTGGGGAACGGCTTGTTGGGCGCCCACAGCTTAAACATGTCGCGCTTGACGATCCCTGACTCTTCTGGGTCTATCAGCTCTGCGTGGATTTCCTGCCTTCCTATGGTGGTTCCTTCATAGCTGAGGATCTGCTTTTGGAAGCTGGGAGCGAGGTTAGCTAGGTTGACGTAGGTAGATGCGGTCGTCAGGGCTACGTCGTCTCCTTCACGCCCTACAAGCTCTACGATCAGGTCTTTGGGTCGTGGGGTGGTCGTGGCAAGGATCTGTGTCCTGCCATCAGCCTTCTTGAGTCGGACGGCAAACTGTATGTTGTACCAAGCCTCGTCAAGAAAGTCCCAAGCGGCAAGCTCGTCTAACCAAGCACCGTGATACTGACCACCGCGGAAACGATCAGGCTCATTGGCTGAGATGCCTTTGATCAGGCTCCCGTTGACCAGCACGATCTCATGCAGGGCTTTGTTGTAGTCCCTGATCAGGATAGGGGGGATGACGGCGATCAGCCCTGACTCGCCCTCAAAACAGGTTGCTCTAACGTCCATTGATGTAGGAGCTGAGACCAGCCATCGAGTGTTGGCGTTCCGCCATGCCCACCACCAAAGCTGTTCAGCCGCGGTACGGGTCTTGCCGGCGCCACGACCAGCCAGCATGAGCCAGATAGACCACCATGTACCTTGGGGTAGCTTTTGGTGATCAAACGCGCCTGAGAGCCATTTAGAGCGCTTGGCATAGGCTATGTTGTGGTAGACGTTCATCCGCTTGCGCAGTACCTCGTCACCAAGGACGTCCAACACCTCCTGATCTATAACATCACTCATGAACCAATTCGCATCAGTTCAAGGCGCTGAATAGCGGCGTCCATCATGTCCTTTACGTCCACATCGATCACCATGGGATCAAACGTCTGCTCAGGTTGCTTCTGCTCACCGTACTTCTTAGGAGCCATACGAGCGGCTGTCCACTTGCGGGTGTCAACCCGAAGCTTCATCCACTGCACGTAGGAGGAGTCGAACTTGATCTCAACCAGCTCACCCTTGTTGTTGGTGATGTGGCTCAGCTCTGGCGGTTGGTCAACAATGTCGATCAGCTCATCGAACTGAGTCTCTGCTTGAATCTCACGCGCACGTGTGTATTGCTCCAGAAAAGCAGGCTTGGTGGTCAACCACGACATCACGCTCGAGAGGCTTGGCATGTCCTCACTCAAGCAGATCTTGCGTAAGCTCTCACCTAATCCTAGCCTTGTGCATATATCGTTAGCTAGCTCTTCTGTGTAGATGGACGGTCTGCCTATCTTTGGCTCTTCTTTTGTTTGCGGCTCAACTGTCACATCGGCGACTGGGTCGCTGGGAAGACTCTTTTGTTTCTTTGCCATCACTGAACTCCTTTAACGCAAAGTTTAACGGATCTTTTGCTTTGTGTGCAATCAGTCCTTCAAACCTCTCATGATCCTTCTATCCATGTCCTTGATGGTTAGCTTGAATTCTTTGTTTTGTTTCTCAAGGTTTGCGGCTTTTACTGTGGCGTGTTTTAGCTTTGACTCAAGCTCTTGCACTTTGATTATCAGCTCTTCAATTGTTGCTTGCTCCGTCATTCGCTCTTCCCCAGTATCCCATCAAGGACTGTTTTGGCATACTTCATTTGATAATCGCCTGAATACTTTTTTACTCCAAAATGAGTGCAGGTGTGGCGTATGTCCACGTAGATCTTTAGACCCTCATCTGTGAGCTTCTTACAGATCTGCACGTCCTCAGAGATCATTCCACCGTTGATGATCTGAATGTCGCAGATCAGTCTTCTATCTTTTCCGTCGAAGTAAGGGGTTCCCTTGTCCCACAAGATTTTCATCGCCTTGCGTGAGAGCTTGATAAACCCAGTCCCAATACATTCCACCTCGAGTAGCTTGGTTTGTGGATCCCACTTGTGTTTGGCGGGATCTTCTGGACGAATGTTGTACCTCTCGTCCTCTACCTTCATGGGTACAGGTATACCCACAACGTCTACGACATGGTCAATCAGGTCAAAGAACGCATCAGCGGTGAACCCTTGGTCAGCGTCAATGAACACAATCTCGTCAAACCCGTTGTCGTAGGCGTCACAAAACAGGTTGCTTCGGGCTTTTTGTAGAAGTGCTTCACCCATCCAAAAGTAAAGGTTCATATGCAGGTCAGGACGCTCTACAGCCGCTCTTTGGAAGAGTACAGCCATGCTGATACTGAAGTCACATACCACCTTACCGTCGTAAGATGGGCACAGTATTGCCACTCGCTTGGTCATGTGTTCTTTTCTTTGAGTTTGGCTTCAATTGCTCGAGCAAACACTAAGGTAGATTCAATTTCCCAATCACCAATAGGCAAAAGCTCAATTGCTTCGTCTTCTGTCAACCCTTTCCAAAGGCGCACGTAGTCTTGAATATCATCATCCATTGTTTTTCTCCAGTATTGCAATTTCAATTTTCTTTGCCCATTCGAGCACCATGACCATGTTCCAGTTGGAGCTCTCAGCAGTTACGCCTAAAGCCTTCTGAATCTCCTCATCCGTCAACCCAACCAATGGTTTTAAAGTCTGTTGCACTTTAACTTGCGCCGCTACGCCATCCTCAAACCCCTTGCCATACACCTCGTTGTCAGCATCAATCAATTGCTTGATTAGGTTTAGGCTTTCCTCGCAAACCTTTGTAAGGCTCTCTACAGCTATTGCTCGTTTAATTATCATGACTAGCTCCTTGTGGTCTTGGACAATCTTCTGGTGGGGTAACGATGCACCAAATAGCTTTGTATTGCCCTCTTGGTGCTACTTCCCATCGATCTATGTATACGTCAGGCATGTTCTTTAACGCCTTCCTTACGTTGTATTTTGATCTATCCAAAAGCTCAGATAGATCTTCTAAAGTTATACCGTCAGGTATTCCGCGAAGCGTAACTCGTACGCTCTTGATCACAGAAAGCCTCATGGAGCCCCTTTATCGGGCGTTTGAGCCGTTTTCTGATCTCGTTGAGGGTCAAGGTGCTTGAGTAGCTGATCGAGGCTCAGAGAGCCTGTTTTCTCAAGTCGCTCGATTTCGGTCAAAACGCAGTCAACCCCTGCGTTAAAACCTTTGACGTACGGGCTCATGTTGGTCTCGCTCATGCTAACTCCTCCCGCTTTGCTTTGGCTCTTAATCTCAATGTTTCTTTAAGGCAGGAAGCCGCCTCTTCGCTTGTCAGAATGCCACGAGTTTCAAGCTGGGATATCCCTGCCTTGAGGTGAGACATCGCGCAATTGGCTGGGTTGTCCCAGATGCGTTGCATGTTGTCTAACAGTTGATCTTCTGACAGGAAGTTCCATACGTAGTTTGCAGGGACTACACGACCCCATGTGACGCTGTCGTACATCAAGCCACCTCTTTAGCCAAGATAGCCTGCAAGCCTGCAAGCATTTGCTCTGCTTCTGTACGAGTCAGGGTGGTGTGGGCTGTACACCCACGCAGTTGCAGGTGGAGCCAAACCCCTCCCTCGTCCCACTGACAGACTGTTACGCGATGACCACACTCGGTGGTAACAGTTGTTTCAAGTTCAAGTTTCATATTGTCACCATTTTGGCTTGCATGTCTTCCCACTCTTTTACGGTCAACATCTTTACTTCTGTTTCATCCCAACGACTAAAGTGGTGAAAGGCTTCGCAAGCTTGCTTGATGGTCAGTGGCAGGGTAGGTCTCCACATTTTTAATGCGCCCACATAAGTGTCCCTACGGATCACGATCCATTCTTTGCGACCGTTAGGGTTTGAGCCAACACCACGGTTTCTGCGTGATGTGCGGACTATGGTTCCACATGCTGATGAATATGTCATTTTGATTTCCTTCAAGTAACCGCCTTATTGGCGTGGATGCATCTTAACATGAAATTAAAGCGGATTATGCATAGGGACTTTCCCTAATCTTCAAAAATTAAAGATTGCTGAGCAAGCCGTTTGTTTTGCAATGACTTGTATTCTTGGTTTAACTCACAGCCGATATATTGCCTACCAAGTTTTTGAGCCACTTGTGCAGTTGTTCCACTGCCCATAAAAGGATCAAGAACAATCCCACCAACTGGAGCACCAGCCAATATGCATGGCTCAATCAATTCTTCAGGATAAACAGCAAAGTGTGCGCCTGCATATGGCTTTGTGTTTACAGTCCAAACACTTCTTTTGTTTCTTTGTCCATCATATTCTTTGTATGATGGCGGTCTAGCATTTACGCCTTTTTGGTTTTGTCGTTCTGCGCTACCTTTAGCAGCCAATGTTCCAGCAGGAATTACGCCTTCTTCTCTTATGGCTTCATAGTCAAAATAATATTTGTTTGATTTACTTAACAAAAAAATATATTCATGCGCTTTAGTGCATCTGTCTTGCACCGACTCTGGCATAGGGTTTGGCTTGTGCCAAATAATGTCTTGACGCAGATACCAGCCATCAGCGCGAAGGGCAAACGCCAACATCCACGGGATGCCGATCAGATCTTTAGGCTTGCAACTTAATGGCACAAAAGAACTTGAATTGGTATGCGTCATGTTCCTTTCATCATCAGTTGCACCAAGGTTTCCAGCAGGCCCTTTACCGCTTCCAGAGTAGCTGTCACCTATGTTTACCCACAGCGTTCCATCATTCTCAAGAACATTCCAGACACAACGGAATACCTCTACCATTGTTTTTATGTATTCCTCTGGAGTCTCCTCAAGCCCTAGCTGTTTGTCTTCACGAATAGCGCCACACTTAGGACATACGGACTTGTAAATTGCATCACCAACAGTCAAATCTGTGTTTGCATGACCAGTAATGGTTTTATCAGAATATTTGGAGTCTCGTTTGTGAGAGCACTTTTCATCGCCACCAACCCATTTACCAGTCCCGTAGTCGCGCAAACCGTAGTACGGGGGACTTGTCACACAGGTTTGTGCCTTGATGCCCTGCTCTTTCCATTTGCGCATTGTTTCGCGACAATCGCCAAATTCAATTTTGTTCATTATGTTTCCTGATGGGGGCAAAAGCCCCCTATTGATTTACTTGGCTGGTGTTACACGAATGTCAGCACGGCTTGCCTTGCGGAAGGTAGCCAAGACTTCGTCGCCGATACCGTAGGAGACGCAAAGCTTTTTGTAGTCAACGGTGCCAGATACTTGAACCAACTGAACGGTAACGCTATGCAGTTCGCCCTTGTGCTCGCCTTCGCCGTATTTGTTGGCAATAGCTTCTTTCATTGCTTTAACTTGGTCAGCCAATGCTTTGGCTTGTTGGTCGAGCACGTAGAGTGCGTCGATGTCAGAAGTGATTGTGGAGATCAGAGCTTCTGTTTGGATCAATGTTGCTGTAGTCATGATGTTTGTCTTTCAAGTAACACTGCGGATTGCAGTGATTGCATCTTAACACGAAGTTAAAGCGCTTGTGAAGTCTTTTGAAAATATTTTTATTAGGACAAACCCTAATAACCGATAATTTATTTATTAAATAAAAG